CTCCTAGGGGATATTACCCCTCAAACGACTTCGGTTGTTAGCCAAAGCGCCCCGGTCTTACGACCGGGGCATCCAACCAACCTTATAACTGAGGACACCATCTCGGGGAATAACACCCCCTCGACGATTACCACAGCCATAAGTGGCGCAAGCTAGTACGATCTCTGGCCTAAAAGCCTCATACTTCCGAATTCGGAAGCGGTGAGGCCTCAAGGCCTTGACGTACCTGATACTGTTTCGCCATCGGGTAGTCCAGCGTTCTTCTCCGTCGTGAATGACGGAGTCGCCGAGGTCTTTTGGACCACGGCAAGATCGTACCCTTGTAGGGATGCAATCAAGAACACTAAACCAAGCACGCCTACTAAGCGAACGGCCAGTTTCGGCCAATCGCTCTGCAAGCAAGCTAAGCCCGTTAGCAAAAGCAATATTATCTTGAGGTCCACGTGGCAACTCCTTGAGAAAGTAAGGGCGAACCGGCAAGCCGGCAAAATAATCACCCCCACAGCTCTCTCGGAATGGCTCGTCGCCAAAGAAAGATTTCTCTTCATTCAGCGTAAAGCCCGTAAACTCCAAGACCGACTTCAGAGGACGAGTCACATCGTTTTTGACGATGATGTCGTCGCCGAACACAAAGACGTCGCGGCCCAACTCACCTGCGTATCCACACTCACGTGTGACCGCGCAGGCGAGAGCCGCGAAGATAATCGTCTCAAGTTCGAACGTGAAGCCGTTACCCATACTGGAGAACTTCTCCAGTACGACCCACCGATCATCGATACAAGTCTTGCTAGAACGCAGGGCGTCCAGCTGCTCATACCAGTGGCGGGGTAGCAGAATCTTGACTAAGGTTCGTGCTACGGTATCGCTTGCATTTGAGAGATCGAGAGTAGCAAACTCTCTCGTGACAGAGGATTCACAGGCAACCCGCCTATGGATATCTTGTGCACGATCTAAATCCCACCCCGCACGCTTTCCCAAGCGTGTTCGCAGCTGACGCCCAAGGGCGAGCTGATAGAAGACATTGATCGACGGCTCGGAAGCTATCGATCTATCAGTCTTCGAGGTTTTTGGCACCGTTGTGAAACGATTGCCTGGGACATAAGTAATCTCTCCGCCGCGTTGTGCATGGTATGCACCCCATTGAGTTCCCAACCACTGCGGTAGGAACCAAATGGCGCTGCGAGTCATAACTGGATCGGATGACATTTTATCGGGTACAGTGGTTTTCCCGCTTCGGTCGGAGTACGTTGCACCGGGCCCAAACCTGCCAACCGCGAGGTCGTCAGGCCTAGAACCTATCCAAGAAAGGATTATTTTCCGAACTGACTCAAAGAATGAGTCAATCGCAGCGTCCCGGTCGTCGAAGAGACGGTTTTCCGGTAAATAACGCTGTAGCCTCTCGTTGGTTCGATAGCAATCAGCCTCCCCCTGGCGCCATTTCGCAATGGCGTTACCGCGACGATCGTGACTAGTTGGAAGCTCTTCGAGCTTCTTCACCAGTCCAACCGCTGCGGCATCCAGGGCATAAGACTGCGCATCGAGATACGAACGCGGATCCAGAGAAATCTCTGAAATCCCATCCCACTCACCGTGGCGCATACGCAAGTACACGCCCAAGCTTATAGGAGTTCCGAGGTCCTCTAAGAGTAGAGAGACCGTCCGCACCACATCACTTGGTAACAGACTTGATGGCATGTGTTTAGCTCCGGCTGGTTAGGTCGGAGCATACCCCGCGGCACCCGACTGCTTGATCAAAGTCGCCGCCAGGAGGTTCAACCCCTGGTAAATGGCTTCTTGGATCTCCGTAGCCGGAATGCCTTGAGGAATGGTCACACTGCCACCGTCGAACACCACTCGATCCTTCGCGGAATAGAGGGTCGTGGTCGAGTCCTGAACAGCGTAAGGGTAGACGAAGTTAAACTTCATCACCCGAGCCGTCTTCGGACCGTTCCAGACCGTCCACACCTTGAACATCTTGCGAAGTCCAACCGGGAGTGCAGCCGTAGCACCAGTATCCTGGCGCCAGACTGCGGGGGAACCATCACCCCCAGAAGCTGACAGAGCGTCGTAGACGATGTCAGTCGTACCGTCGAATTTCTTGACGGTAATGTTAGCCATTGCAGGCATTGCTTTCCTTTAGCCCCATTAATGGGCATAGGTTAGTGTTTAAGGCCTTGCACCAGAAGAGAGATGGCCGAAGCCGCCCTCCTCCAGCCTGGGACCTTATAAGGACGAAGAGCCAAGCTTGGCAAAGTCAGGCCAAGCGTACGGTTCACGGACGTCACCTCGCACTTCACCGTCCCCCCATGATAGGGAGACGATGAGTACTGCGTAGCAGTATAGTGCATTGAGGTAGATGTCCAACTGTTCGTTACAGTTAGTCCAAGAAAATCTGTCCCTGTGGAGAGGAACTGCTCTACGTTAACGAACCAATCAACAACAAAGCTGAAAGGAACAATTTCCCATAGAACAACCGCTGGGTTGACTAGACCCAATTGGTTAAGGAGCCAGAGGTTCGGATTATTAACTCGAACTTCGCAGCCCATCCTGCAGCGTGCTACACCTGCTGACTGGTCGAAACCAGGCCAGTATGGTGGAGTTGTCCTCGTAAGAAACGAGGACGGAACTTTAGCCGACCCGCGAGGGAACGGCGACTTTATAGGTTCCTGTAGCACATTTGAAGCAGAGTAGATGTCGCCCACAAGTGGGCTCCATCCGAAGTGAAACTCCAGATAGTTGCTAGCGAACTGTTTGTGCCGCGAGACCCCTTGTGGGGGTCTTTTGAGCCCAAATATAGTCGCAGCCTTCTGAAAGTCCAACTTCCTGATAGCGCGAACCCCTCGATACAACTGAGTGGCCCGTTCTGCTATCATTCCAGTACTCTGTCCCAACTCTGCAAGCCCGGCTCCCAAGGAAGCGCGGTCGCTAATCTGATCTTTCAGACGCTCATAAGCAGCACTGTTTGCGGCGTTCTTAGCCGCAGCACTAGGCTGCCAAAAGCCAGCCGTCGCAGAGGACGCAGTAAGGCCCGGACCACTGCCCCAGATAGCCCTCAACACACTTTTTGAGAGTGTTGAGTTATACGCTAGGGGTCGGTCAATGGGCATTTTCTGTTTCCATTGCTGACGGTACCGCCAATAAAGCGGGTCAAGATTGATCGTACTAGCAGTTGGCCCAACTATGGGCGCTACCATGTTGACTCCTTTCAACAAGGTCGGGGTTTAGAATAGACCCGACTTTCACCTGTTCGTTAAACAGGCATAGGTAAAGCCACTCTCTCGAGCAGCAAACCGAGTCAGGACACCGGTTGTTAACCGGACCTGTCTCCATCTCCGATCCATCGTTAAGCCGTGAGGCTCACTTCAAGAACATCGATATCATCCGACCAACCCAGCCACGAATGATCCCCTGGCGTGCCAGGAAGACCACAAGTGGCAACAAATCTTCGACGCCGAACGCATGTTCATCGTTCACATACATCTCGACCTGTGAAGGCCGATCTGGGTGTGAATAGACTGTAAATGCGCCATTGTCGAAAGATTTGTTCATGATTAACTCATGTGAAAACCCGTAAAGGTTCGGGCCGGTTGAGGATGGTGCACAGAGATGTGCACAGAATCCCC